CGCCCGTGGAAGAGTGCGGCGGCGAAGGAGGTGCAAGGTATGGCTGCTGTCCAGTCTGACATCGGGCGCTACGCGATCATCCCCGAGTGGTTGCTTCTATCGGGCGCAAGCCCGCGAGCGATCCAGCTCTTCGCGGTGCTCGCGTGCAGGTACGCGGACCGCGAAGGCGTGGCGTGGCCGAGCAGGGCGCGGCTTGCTCGGGACATGCGCACGTCACCATTAACCGTCTGGCGCGCAGCAAAAGAGCTAGCATCGATCGGCGCAATTACGGTCCAACACAGGCGCAGCGAAGATGGCGATCATGACAGCAACGTTTACACGCTCAAATTTACGCCGGGGGTTATTTCAGACATGAACCAACCCTGCTTCATGGATGAAACGGGGGGTTATTCCACGGATGAAATGACCGGTTATTTCACGGATGAAACACTAACCAGACCCAGGATGAACCAGCGTAACTTCGTAGAAGATAAAGGGGTGGTAACTAGTGAGGAGGTGGAAGATAGTAACATACGCGCGGACGCAAAAAATTGCGCCGCGCGTGGCGATGATTCTCCTCCCGCGCCCAGTAAACAAACCCATTCTCCTGGGCCCCCAAAAGAACCGAAGCAGCGATCCACGACGCACAGCGTCACGCTCGCCGAGATGATCGCCGAAGGGGTTGCGCGGGAAGACGCGGAGGACTGGCTCCTCGTGCGCAAGCAACACCGCGCACCGCTCACCCGGGCGGCGTGGGCGCAGCTCCGACACGAGGCGAGCAAGGCGGGGCTCACGGTCGCGGAGGTGGTGCGCATGTGCGCGGCGAACGGCTGGCGCGGCTTCCGTGCGTCATGGGTCACCGAGCGCGCGCAGCAGCAACCTCAGCGGCCGAGACTCATCACATCTGGGTTCGCGACCAAGGACTACGGCAAAGGAGGGTTTGTGTGATGCGACTCTTCGGCGGAAAGTCAGACATGCGGATCGAGGTGTGTGAAGAGCATGGCGAATATGTCTCCGAGCGGATTTTCAGCAAGACCTGGACGACGTGCCCAATGTGCCGCGCGTTCGCCGACGCGAGGCGGGAGATCGAGGAGCAACAGCGCGAGCAGCAAAAGCGGGTCGCGCAGTGGCAGCGAAAGCTCGGCTCAACATGCATCCCGGAGCGCTTCACCGAATGCTCGCTCAATACGTCCAGCGCAACTACCGACGAGCAGCGCCATGTGCTCGACTTCGCGCGCGAGTACGTCGCCAGATGGCACGAGATGCGCGCGCGGGGAACATCGCTGATCTTCATCGGTCGGCCTGGAACAGGCAAGACGCATCTAGCCGTCGCAATCGCGATGGATGTGATGCGCAAATACAACGCGAGTGTGCTCTACACGACCGCACTTGGCGCTGTGCGTCGCATCAAAGACACGTGGCATCCGGCAAGCGACATCACCGAAACGCAGGCGATCGAGCAGCTTGTCTTCCCCGACCTCCTGATCCTTGATGAGGTCGGTGTGCAGTTCGGATCGGACACCGAGAAGCTACTGCTCTTCGAGGTTTTAGACGGCCGTTATCAGCACCGACGTCCGACGATCTTCGCGTCGAATTTGACCATCCAGGAGTTGGAGACTTATCTCGGCGAGCGTGTGATGGATCGGCTCCGCGAAGACGGTGCGCGGTGGTTTGCCTTCGATTGGCCAAGCCACAGAATCCCCCCCAAGTCCCCCCCCAGACCTGAAGCGCACGCTGTCAAATCGTGATCCCGCAGTCTTCGCCGCGCCGCGCGCCGTAGTATGCGAGCATCATCGCCGAAACGCTGTCCGGCAGATGCCCGCGGCCGAAGAGATCATCCCATCTCGCACCACGATGTTCGCCGACGAGTGATGCGATGCGCGGCATGGCTACATCGCCGCGCTCAAGACCGCGGATGTAGTCCGAGATGAGCCGCGTGCGCGTCTTCTCGGAGAAGACCACACCCGTTGATGGCACGCCAAGCGCGCCATGTACTACATCACCGATGCCGGTGCGGTCGTGGTAGACGTGTGCGCGGTAGCGGCGCGAAAGCTCCTCCGCGCGCTGGACCTGCTCAAGCCACGCGATCCGGCGCATACGATGGTACGCGACCACCCGGTACGGCTTCCGATCGCATCTGAGTACGACCATCACCGTGGCATGCTCGCTTCGCGCCCAGTCCACACCGACGACGTAGTGCCCGCGCTCGTCGTACTCTTCGCACACGATGAGTCGAGCGCGATCGTCGATCTCGCGCCCGGGCAACAGCACGCGCTCCCACACGCCCGGGTCGATCGCCGCGTTTTCCGGTACGATCTCGCCAAGCTCGTATTCGATCCGCCAGACGTGCTCGGGCACAGTGGCGCGCATGCGATCGAGTGCTGCTCGATCGAGCCAGCCGTGCGGTGTTACCACCTCGCGCCAGCAGTACTCGTAGACGCGCCAGCCCTGATCGCGGGCGCGGTCGAGCATGTATCGCATGCCGGCTTCGGCATACTGCATCGTCGAGACTGCGAGCACTCCGCTTCGCACGCGCCCGCGATCCATCGGCTGACCTAGCGCCGCGTCGATGAGCTCGCGCTCGATCTCGTCGACCTCGTCCAAAATGAGCCGCTGCGGGTGTGGGCCGCGCACCGAGCGCGAGGATGCAGCGAGCGCGCGGATCGTGGCACCGTTGGCGAGCACTGTCTTGCGTCGCGTCGGCTCCCCAACGATCATGCGCCGCAAAATCTCCGACCGCTCCCACATCGCGCGCATGTGCTCGTGCACGCGCTCCGATTGCTCGGCGGACCCGCCGAGGATGGTCACATCCGCACCGAGAGCCGCAGCGGATATGATGCCGAGGGCAGCGGCCATGTACGTTTTGCCCGCGCCGCGTGAGGCGCGGACGATGATGACGGGATGCTGAGCAGTAAAGGCCTCGTGCGCGATCCTTAGCGGGCTCGTGTGATCATGCTCGCATGTCGCATCAGCGAGCCGCACGCCGAGTACATCAGCGAGAAGGCGCGCGAAATCGGCGCGGCTGCTTGCGCGGTAACGCCGATCAGTGTTTCGCGTCGTGGTCTTCGTGATCGAGGACGACGGTGAAGAGCTGCGCTCGGTCCTCGGTGCTTGCTCGGGCTGCATGCTCTCGCTCCTCGATCTGGTGGAGTCGCTCGATGAGCGCGATTAGTGCGCGTGTAGAGTCCTCACACAGGCGATGCGCAAGCTCGATGCGATGGTGCTCGTGGCGGACCTTGATCGCGAGCGCGCGGCGAAGATGCAGTGCGCGGCCACGCACGCCCTTGGTCTTCTCGGGCTCCGCCAGCAGAGCCGCTTCCACATCCGCGGCCATGCGCTCCGCGTCGCTTTTCGCGAGCATCCGGCGCATAGCGCGTGTTGCGCGGTCGATGTCTGCGATTCGGCGCCAGATCGCGGCCTGCAGGCGCTCTTTTTCGCTCAGCATGTCAAGCATGATACGCGGAGCCTGGCCAAGTGGCAAGACTCGGTGGGAGAGTGGGTGGGCCGGGGTGCGCTGCAATGGGCGTGCGATGCGCGGTCGGACGAGCCGGCCCACCCGCGAAAGGAGGAAAGTGAAGTGACTCTGCTGGTGCCACACGGGCCAGCGCTTGTCAAGTATCGCAGCGCGATGCTTGCGAACTCGCACGCCGTGTGCATACTGTGGCAAGCATGGGTCTACTCGATCGCTGGCGGGAGATGAGAGCGCAGCGCAGGCGCGAGTCAGATCGCCAGCGCGAGCCGCAAGTGATCAGCGTGGCGTTCGGTGGCAATCGCTTTCTCGCGCCGATCTTCGCGGTCAATCGCATCGACTTGATCGCGCAGCACCCGCTCGTGATCGCGTGCCTCGATGCGATCGGCTCGCTCGCTGGCGCAGCTCGACCAATGATGCGACTGCGTGGTGTGCCGCAAGATCAGCACCCGCTGCTCGCGCTTCTCTGGCGGCCCATGCCGCAGGTTGACTGGGCGCAGTGGGTGCGCGTGCTCGTCGCACAGTGGTGGCTCACCGGTCGCATCGCATGCGAGCGTGGCCGCGATCAGGCGGGCGTCCTGCGCCAGCTAATCCCACTTCCCGCCGGACGCATCGCAGAGCGATACGATCAGACAACCGGGGACTTCGTTGGCATCACGATCACGCGCGTCGATGGCCGCGAAGTAGTGCTCACCGCGGAAGATGTGCTCTGGGCAATCAACCGCAGGCCGGATGATCCGTCGCGCCCATGGTCGCGCGCAGACGCGCTCGAGACTGTGATCCGCATGGACACGTCGCTCATGCAGTACATCGCCGATGTCACCGCGCAGGGCATGATCCGCGGGGCGCTGGTGACCAAAGAGGAGACGTCGCTTGAGACACGCGAACGCATTCGCGAGCGATGGGATCTCGCCTTCGGCGCCGGCGCTGGGAGCAAATCATCCACGCCGATCATCGACGGCACACGCGCAGAGTATGTACGGATCGGCGTTGCGCCCAGCGAAGTCGACCCGGGCGCACTGCTCGCGCACGTCGAGTCTCGCATCTGCGGCGTGCTGGGTGTGCCGCCAATCGTGGTCTCGGCAAAGATCGGTCTCGATCGCGCGACGTATGCGAACTACCGCGAAGCGCGCCTGCGCATGTGGTCGGACACTGTGGTCCCATGGCTCACACAACTTGCGCAAATCATCGAGGCGCAGCTTGCGCCCGAATTTAATCTGCGCCCGGAAGACATCGAGATTACGTATGACTTCGACGCTGTCCCAGGTCTCGACGAATCGCGTGAATCCCAATGGAAACGTGCGATAGAAGGTTGGCGTGAACAACTGTTAACCCGCAACGAAGCGCGCGCGCTCCTCGGCTACGCGCGCGATGAGCAAGGGGAGGTGTATCGTGGTTCGATCAACGACATCACTGAGCCTGCTGCTATTGCTGCTGACTAGTGCTGCGCTCGCGCGGCCGTTCGACGCGGAGATTGACCACGTCTACGATGTGCGCGAGTCGTACGCGGTGGTCTACGACGGGCGCACGATCACATCCGCGCAGGCGAGCTGCTCGCTTGTGCGTGAGCGCACGCAGGACTCTGCACCGTCGGCGATGATCGTCGCAGGCCCGCAGATCACCGCACCGCAGATCGTCGGGATTACGATCGAGCCCGGGCAGCAGCGCTTGGGCAACGTCTACTGGTGCCGCGTGCGCGGCGTCGATTCCGCGGGCAATACACCGACGGCGGAGATTCTGCTGCGCGTGGTACGACCGGAGCCGCGGCGATGAGGGAAGTGATCACACCGCGCCGAGGCGAGGGGCCCGAGTACGCGCACATCGAGCTTTACCGCGCGGCACCGGGAGAGCTCGTGTTCGTCGTGCGCGTCGAGGGGGATGCGCTCGCCGACATCACATCCGCAGAGATGCGCATCTATCCGCACATCGGCTCACCGCCGGTGGCAACGCTCTCTGCCGCGATCGACGGCGATCCGCCAGAGGTGCGCATCAGCAACTTCGCGCCACTCGCTGGCCTTCAGCGCGGCGCGTACTGGTACACACTCATCGTCAACACGACCGAGTACGGCTCGGACGTCGTGCTGCACGGGCCGCTGCTTCTTCGCTGATGGACACGCGCCGCATCCAGCAGCGCTACATGGAGGAGCTTGAAAAGGCGTTACTCAAGTCGCTGTCGCGGACCGCACAGCGCACGGCTCGCATGTCAGAGTTCCGCGGACTTGTGACTGCGATCGCCGGCGGAGACATCGAGCGCGCGCGAGAGCTCATGGACGCGCTACCGCTCGACCGAGATGTGACCCACACGCTGCGGCGCGTGCTCGCGCAGGCCGCGAAAGCCGGGATCACGACCGCGCGCATGGAGATCCGCCGCGGTCCGACGATCGATGCCGAGCCGATCATCCGCGACGCAGAGGAGCGCGGCGCAAAGCTGATCGTGCAAATACGCCGCGAGCTGCGCGAGCAGATCCGCGACATCATCGCGGAGGGGATAGACTACGGACTCCCCGCGACGGACATCGCGGCCGAGATCGCATCACCGATTCCGCTCGCCCCGCGGCAACGCGCTGCTGTGCGACGGTTCGCAGAGGGCGGTGCGTCCGCGAAACAGATCGCGCGCTACATGGACGAGCTTCGCTGGGCGCGTGCGCTGATGATCGCGCGCACCGAAGTCTCGGGCGCGATCCACCGCGCGCGCCTCGATCTCGCTAAGCGCGCGGAGCGTGACCTGATGTGGTCCACAGCAGATGACGAACTTGTGTGTCCAACCTGCGAGCCGCTGGATCGGACGACCGCAAGTCCAGGTGAAGAATTCGCCCCAGACATCATATCACCACCGGCTCACCCGAACTGCCGCTGCACGACAATTCTCGTGGAGCCCTAGCGAATCTTGACAAGCATGTAATCTTCGTTCACCATCGCGCCCAAGATGCCAATCGTCGAAGGTATCGCACTCAGGTACGACACACCGATGACGCCAGGGGAAAGCGGGCTCGTGGTCGCGGTCGCGCCTGACGCGATGGTGTACTCGGACCTCGCGAAGGTGAAGCTGCTCCGCGATCACGAGACACTCATCGGGCAAATCCGCGATTTGGTGAGTGGCCCCGAGGCGCTTGCGTTTCGCGCGGAGATCGCGGACTCGCAGGACGGGCGCGATGCGTATGCGCTCGTCAAATCGGGCGCACTCGTCGAAGCGAGCGTTGGGTTTTCCCCGCTCGACGCGGAGCTTCGGGAGGGGATGTTTCTCTACGTGCGGCGCGCGAAACTCGTCGAGATCTCGCTCGTGCCATGGGGTGCGAGTCCGGGCACGGCAGTGCGCGCGGCGGAAGGCGAACAACCGTTAGGCATCGAGATTCCGCAGAAAATCGCGGCGTCGCAGCGGCGGCGTCGCGCAATCGCAATCGCAAAAGCAGTCATACTGCATGGAGGGTGGACAAATGCAGGAATTGTTAGGACGGCTCGAACAACTGCGCGCGGAGCTTGACGCGAAGCACGGCGAGGCCTGGCCGAGCGAGGCAATCGAAGCCTACGAGCGCGCAACCGCAGAGGTGCAGGCGCAAATCGAAGCCTACCGAAAGCGCGCCGAGCAGCTCGAGCGCGAGCGCGAACTGCGAGCGCAAGCGGAACAACTCCTGCGCGTCGAGTCGAAGGCCGCGCGAGTGATGCCTGTCAAGGCCGACGGCGTCGACGAGATGCGGGCTCTGCGGGCATTTCTCGCAAACGGCACAGCGTCGCCCGAGGCGCTGCGCTACGTGCAAGCGGCAGCGCCGGGAGTCACAGGCGAAGGCTTTCTCGTGAGCCCGCAGGTCTCGCCGACGATTGCGACAGCAGCACGCCCCTCTGGTGTTATGCGGCAATACGTGTCGGTGCAGCCCACTAGCAGCAGCTTGTACATCGCGCCTTTCATGGTTCCTGACACCGACGAGCCGAGCAAGGACATCAAGGTCAAGTCGACGAAGGGAAGCGAGTACATCCCGGGTGCGACGATTGATGCGGTGCAGCAGCTCATTGAGCGCGCGAAGATCACGCTGCACACGTGGACGTCAAACGACGTGCTCGTGCATCCGCACATGGTCGAAGATTCCCAAAGCGATCTCGAGGGCACAGTTCTGCGAGTTCTTGGTGAGGCGTGGGGCGTCAAGGAAGACCGCGCGATCATCAAGGGCACTGGCAACGGCGAGCCGCTCGGCGTGATCGCTGATCCGGCCGTGACCGTCGTGAACTCAGGGACGAACGGTCAAGTCACATACAATGGGCTCGTCGATCTGATGTCGGCGATCAAAAGCGTGTATGCCTCGCGCGGGATCTGGGTAATGCATCGGCTTGCAAAGGCGCAGCTCTTGAAGCTCGCGGACTCGTCCGGCCGGCCGCTCTACGCTCCGTTCGAGCCGGTGACTTCCCTCTTCGGTCGGCCGATTGTCGAGCTAGACCATCTCGAGGCACCAGCGAATGGCTCGAAGAGTATCATCTTCGGCGACTTCTCGCAGTACATCTTGGTCGATCGTCAAGATCGCCAGATCCAGCGATACACGGAGATCCGCCGGCCCTTCATTGCGGTCAACATGATGGGGCGCATTGGCGGCTTGCCGTTCTTCAGCGAGGCATTCGCTGTTCTGCGACTCAGCGCGTAAGGAGGTTGAGCATGGTTCCGGTGAGCAGAGATCATGATGTCAAGGTTGCACTTGCGCCGCAGGCAGTGACGTCAGCCACCACACTGACCGGTGCCGCGATCGACACGAATGGACCTTTCGTGACATTCGCGCTCGCAGCGAATTTGACAGCAGGCACGGCGGCGATCTCCGCGGTCGAGGCGAGCGACGACGGCAGCACATGGACCGCGGTGGATCCGGCACTTATCCACGGCACGCTGCCGGCGGCTGCATCCGGCGGGGCAGCGAAGGTCGGCGTGCACGCCGCAGCGGGGCTCAAGCTGCGCTGCAAGGTGCAGACGACAGGTGCGACCGTCGCGGGAACGGTTGCTGCGGTGGCGATCGTGGGGCCCGTGCCCAAGAGCGCGCAAGCGTAGGCGATGCTCGTGAGCGAAGCGGACGTCCTCGGCGCACTCGGCGAAAACTCGGGCATCTCGCTCGATCTCGCGCGAGAGGCGGCACTCGTCGCCGAATCGCTCATCGCGGCGGAGCTCTACCAGCCCATCGTGGCGAAACAGGTCACCGAAGAGCGCGTGCTGAAGTTCGCGGCGTACGACATCGCGTTGCTGCATGAGCCGATTCGCTCGGTGCTCAGCGTCGCGGTTTCGTATGACAGTGGATTGTCTTGGACCACAATGCCCGCAGCGGAGATCATGATCACGCCGTGGCGTGGCGCGATCCAGCGGCGCTCGCAAGTGACGGGGCTGTCGATTCCGTTTGACCCCGGGCGGTACGTGATCACATACACGGCGGGGATTTTCGAGGACGAAGCAAGCGTGCCGGAGGCGCTGCGGGCGATCGCGCTCGACGTGGCACTCTCGATCGCGGCCGCCGCGCAAAAGCGCATGCAGGACCCGACGGTGCGCCTCGTCGATCCGGACTACTGGGCGCGCGTTAAAGGAGCATTGCGGCAATGGCAGGTCTCCGCGTAAGACTCGACAAAGGCACGCTCGCGCGTGCGATTGACGCGGTGCGCCAATTTGTGCCGTCGCGCAAAGACGCGCTGCTCGCTGGCATGCGCCGCGTCGGTGAATCGGCTGTACGAGAGATCGTGACACGATTCAGAAGCGGCCCGGGCAGCGCGGATGCTACGCGGCGGCGTACGGGCAGGCTTGCTGCGTCGTACGCGTATGATCTCGCCGAGACGCAAGCGGGAGCAACGCTTGGCGTGGGCATCGTCGCGGGCGCGCGGGCGCTCGTCTACGCTGGTGTGCATGAGGGGATGGACGGCGCTGGGCGGTCGCGCGCCTCGACGACTATTCGTCCGCGCCGTGGCAAATACCTCGCAATCCCGCTCGAAGCAGCGCTGACGCCGGCAGGAGTGCCGCGGCGGAGATCGCCGCGCGATTACGACGATCTCTTTCGCATCGGCAACGCGCTCTTTCAGCGGCGCGGAAAGCGCATCGTGCCGATGTACGCACTCGTCAGGCAAGTCACGATCCCCGCGCGACCCGCGATCCGCAAGGTGCAAGCGAGTATAGTCAAAGGGATTGAGGAGGCGTTCCGCGATGCGTACGGCCGCGCATAACTACTTGACACTCGCACTTGCGGCGGTCAGATCCGCCGGCATTGTGCGCGTGGCAGAGATCGGTCGCGGCTCGCTCGATCGTGGCAAGGCGCTCGTGTACCTTGACGAGATCGAGCGCGCAGGTATGACGCCCGTGCAGCAGGTGACCGCGCAGATCACGGTCGAATGGCTCATGATGCCATGGAATGAAACCGCATTCCACGAACACACGTTCGTTCTTGATCAAGCCATGCGCAAAGAGATTCCCGAGGCGCTGCCGATGGGCGCTAACGTCGCGCTCATCGATGGGGGCGGGCTCGTGACGGCGCGTTATCTGGTG